CAAACCAGCACGTTCAATCAACTACGTAACTCTAAACTTCGTAGCTGTAAGAACTGGTGTTGAGTTTGAAGAAGTTGTCGGCACGGTATAAGGGGAATAATCATGTCACTAAGAGTAGACGATTTTAAAGCAAAACTAAAAGGTGGCGGTGCACGTCCTAATCTATTTCGTGCAACTGTTAACTTCCCAGCATACGCCGGCGGAGATGTAGAACTGACATCATTCATGTGCAAGTCTGCACAATTACCAGCATCCATCATGGCTGTTATCGAAGTACCATTCCGTGGTCGTCAATTGAAAATTGCGGGAGACCGCACATTTGAACCGTGGACAGTCACCGTTCTTAACGATACGGACTTTAGTACTCGTAATGCTATGGAAAAGTGGATGAACGGTATGAATGGTCATACTTCAAACACTGGTATAACCAACCCTGTTGCTTACCAAGCGGACTTAATTGTTGACCAACTTGACAAAGATGGTTCAATTCTTAAAACTTATAACTTCCGTGGTTGTTTCCCAACTAACGTTGCGGCAATTGACCTGAGTTATGATACCAATGATGCAATCGAAGAGTTTACAGTAGAATTCCAAGTTCAATATTGGGAGTCAGATACCACTAGTTAATGGTATTATAAGTATATGAATGGGGGTGGTTCTCTACCCCCTTTTATTATCAGAGGTTTATATGGCAGACAATAGCGTATTTAAAGCATTTGGTTTTGAACTAAAAAAGGTTCAAACCAACAATAGCGAAAGTGAAAAAGTTCCTTCTATCGTCCCAAAGGTGGATGAGGATGGCGCTGGATACGTTACGGCTTCCGGTTCTTACTTTGGTCAGTACGTCGACATGGAAGGTACTGGCGCAAAGGACAACCAAGAGTTAATTAAGAAATACCGAAACATGGCAGAACACCCAGAGTGTGATGCTGCAATCGAAGACATCATCAACGAAGCAATCGTTTCGTCTGAACTAGAAAGTTCTATTAGTATCAACCTAGATAAGGTTGAGGCTCCAGATAAAATCAAGAAATCCATTACCGAAGAATTCGATGGCGTAGTCGCCATGTTGAATTTTGAAGAGTATGGTCACGATATGTTCCGTTCATGGTATGTTGACGGAAGAATATATCACCATCTATTAGTAAACGAAGGTAACTTGAAGGCGGGTATCCAAGAAGTCCGCCCTATCGATGCGACCAAAGTTCGTAAAGTAAAAGAGGTGCAATACAAAAAGGACCCTAAGACAGGTGCGAAGATTGTCGACAAGACTAATGACTTCTACATCTATCAAGAGAGAGCGGGTGCCAATAACGGCATTAAACTGACTCCGGATTCTGTTTCGTATGTCACTTCAGGTCTTCTAGATACCAGTAAGAAACGTGTACTGTCTTATCTACAGAAGGCAATGAAACCAGTAAACCAGTTACGTATGATGGAAGACTCTTTGGTCATCTATCGTATGGCACGTGCACCTGAACGTCGTATTTTCTATATTGACGTGGGTAACTTACCGAAAGGTAAGGCAGAACAACACCTGAAAGACATCATGGCGCGATATCGTAACAAGATTGTATACGATGCGAATAGTGGTGAGATAAAAGACGACCGCAAGCATATGTCTATGCTCGAGGACTTCTGGTTACCACGTCGAGAAGGTGGTCGTGGCACAGAGATAAGTACTCTACCTGGCGGTGAGAATTTAGGACAGATTGACGATATCATTTATTTTCAAAAGAAGTTGTATCGCTCACTGAACGTCCCAATGTCTCGTTTGGAGCAAGAGTCTCAGTTCTCTTTGGGTCGTACTACAGAAATCAATCGTGACGAAGTCAAGTTCCAAAAGTTCATTGACCGTCTACGTAAAAAGTTTGCCCACCTGTTCATTGGTATCCTAAAGAAGCAACTACTTCTTAAAGGTATATGTACTGAACAGGACTGGGAAGGTTGGAAGAGTCAAATACAGGTTGACTTCTCTAGAGACAACCACTTCACAGAAATGAAAGACGCTGAGTTATTGCGTGAACGTCTACAGACTATGGACCAAATCTCTAGTTATGTGGGAGAGTACTTCTCACGAGAGTGGGTAATGAAAAACGTAATGTTGTTTAATGATGACGACATCGAAGAGATGTCAAAGCAAGTTGAAGCCGAGAATGAAAATGGCGGAGACGCAGAAGAGGAAATTTAATAATGAGTGAAGTAGATTTAGCAGTAGAACAAGAAGTTGAAGCAAACCCAACACTAGACCTAGTTAATTCTTTGGGTGTGGGTGATTTTAGTAATGCAGAGACTCTATTTAAAGACATCTTGGCTTCCAAGGTGCAAGATACTCTAGATGCAGAGAAAGTTGCTGTCGCCGACCAGATATTCAATGGAATAGAACCAGAAGAACTGGACATCGATGATAGTGAAATCGATGCTATGCTTGACGCTGAGGTCGAAGAAGAAGAAATTTCTACAGAAATAGAATAAATATTCACTATAAATATATTTTTGTATAAATACTCCTAAACGAGGACTAATTGTGAAAACATTTAAGGATTTACGGGAAGCTAAAGATAAGGTCGTCTTTAACAAAAAGATGTCCAAGTATCCTGTCGTTATCACAAAGACTAGTAAAGGATTTCATCTGTCTATAGATGGAGATTCTGTCGACACTTTCAAGTCACAGAAGGAAGCGGAATCAACCGCGAAGCAAGTCCTCAAAGACTTAGGTAAATAAAATGAAACTGATTAGCGAATACGTAGAAAACGACGTACAGTGTATCGTCGAAGCTAAAGATAATGGTGAGAAGAATTACATTATTGAAGGTGTATTTGCGCAAGCAGACAAAAAGAATCGTAACGGACGTATCTACCCAAAAGCTATTATGGAGTCTGCGGTAGGTAAGTACGTTGAAGAACAAGTTAGCAAGAAGCGCGCTGTAGGTGAGTTGAATCACCCTGAAGGCCCAACTGTTAACTTGGATAAGGTTTCGCACCTCATCACAGACCTTAAACTAGAAGGTAATGATGTGGTCGGAAAGGCACAAATATTAGATACTCCTATGGGTAAGATTGTAAAAGGTCTCTTAGCGGGTGGTGTTCAATTAGGCGTGTCAACTCGTGGTATGGGAAGTCTTGAGAGCAAAAATGGCGTCATGTACGTCAAAGAAGACTTTATTCTTAATACTGTAGATATTGTACAGGACCCTAGTGCACCTGAAGCTTTCGTTAATGGGATTATGGAAGGTGTCGACTGGGTATGGAATAACGGAATTCTGCAACCTCAAGTCATTGAAGAGATAGAGACTGAAATCAAGCAAGCACCGATTGCACATCGTCCAGAAGTGCAAATACGTGAGTTCAAGAATTTCCTCTCGTTAATCAAATCTAAACTATAAGGAGTCATCTATGACTGATCTTAATCAAGAAGTCGAAGTTGAAATCCGCGATACAGATGTTGAAACTAACGAAATCGTGGAGGAAACTCTCGAAGAAGCACAAGCCCCTAAAGCTAGCGCTGTGAAGACCGACGCTCAAGCAGTATCAGAGCCAGAGTCAATCGCATCTGTAGACAAAGCGGCAAACGCAACTTCTAAGGCTTCATTACCAAAAACTAAGGCAGGTATGATCAATGCGATGTACCAGTCCTTAAATAAAATGAAAAAGGGCGACCTACAGGCTGCCTATTCTAAAATGATGGAAGGTACTGACCTAGAAGACGTTATTGCAGAAGAGACAGACACACAGTCTGAACTTGCAGCAATCGTTGACGGTGAAGCAACTCTATCAGAAGAGTTCAAGGAAAAGACATCAGTAATTTTCGAAGCAGCTGTTAAAACAAAGTTGTCCGAAGAAGTTACACGTCTTGAAGAGCAATATGCTGAAGAACTTGCTGAAGAAGTCGAAACGATTAAAACTGACCTAGTCGGTAAAGTCGATTCTTACCTTAACTATGTAGTTGAATCTTGGATGGAAGAGAACAAGTTGGCGATTCAATCCGGTCTACGTACCGAAATCGCTGAAGGGTTCATGGACAAGATGAAGGACCTATTCGTAGAGTCTTACATCGAAGTACCAGAGTCTAAGGTAGACCTAGTTGACGAACTTGCAGGCCAAGTGGAAGATTTAGAAGAGAAGCTAAATTCTACTACTGGTGATGCAATTTCACTTGCTGAAGAACTAGAAGCTTACAAGCGTGAGTCAATCATCGCTGAAGCAACTCGTGAACTGGCAGACACCCAAGCGGAAAAGTTAAAAGGACTATTAGAGTCAGTTGAATTTGAAAGTGAAGAAACATTCACTGCAAAAGTAACTACTGTAAAAGAGTCATACTTTTCAAAAGAAATCCCTGAGCAAATCGAAGAATCAGTAGTCGCAGATGACGCTGAAGAAGAAGTTGAAGTATCTTCTATGATGGAAGGTTACATCTCCGCTCTAAGAAAAACCTCTAAGAAATAAGGAATCTAAAAATGAACAATTCATACGATCAATTGATCGAGAAGTGGTCACCAGTCCTAAACGAAGAATCAGCTGGTAAAATCACCGATCATCACCGTAAGGCAGTTACTGCTGCTATCCTAGAAAACCAAGAGAAGGCTCTAATGGAAGAGCGTTCTGCATCACAGGGTTTTCTAACTGAAACTCCAACCAACGCAACTGGCGCTGGTGTAAACAACTGGGACCCAGTCCTAATCTCTCTAGTCCGTCGTGCAATGCCTAACCTAATGGCATATGACGTTTGTGGTGTTCAGCCTATGTCAGGCCCAACTGGTCTTATCTTCGCGATGAAATCACGTTACACTGCACAAGATGGTACTGAAGCACTATTCAACGAAGCTGACTCAGCATTCTCTGGTTCTGCTGGAAGTTCACAAACTGGTGACTCTTCTGGTATGTCTGGATTTGACCCAGCACTACAAACTGGTCGTGAACTAGACGCAGCCGGTCGCCCAATGAGCACTGCAGCTGCAGAAGCACTGGGTAACACTGGTAATGATTTCGCAGAAATGGGTTTCTCAATCGAGAAGCAATCTGTTGTTGCTAAGTCACGTGCATTGAAGGCAGAGTACTCTCTAGAACTTGCACAAGACTTGAAAGCAATCCACGGTCTTGACGCGGAAACAGAACTAGCGAACATTCTTTCAA